GAGACTTGAGCAAGGGTTGTGAATCTGCTGGTGCTCACTACAATCCTGACGGTGCAGATCATGGAGATCTAGAGCAGGGCCATGTGGGGGACTTAGGCAATATTGAAGCAAACGACAATGGCGTTGCAGAATTCAGTATTGTTTCAAAACGTGTTGATCTAACAGGTGATCGTAGCATCATAGGCAGAGCCGCAGTGGTTCATGCTGATGAAGACGATCTAGGTCAAGGCGGTAATGAAGAAAGCCTCAAAACCGGTAATGCTGGGGATCGATTGGCATGTGGCGTTATAGTCCTTGCCAACACAGATACCTAAGGAGATATAACTATGAAAATTGTAAATTGGGTAAAAGACCGTATCGCTGAACGTACCTCATGGGACGGCGGCGTAGTAATTGCAGTCAGCGTACTCGCTCTAATTGCTAGTCCAATCATTACATGGGTAGCATGGGCTGGTTTAGCCTATGGTATCTGGACTATTATTAAAAAGGACTAAATGTCCTTAACTTAAGGAGGAGAGTACAATGGACGCTCTTAAAAAAGTAAAAGGTTGGGCAGGTTCACTAACAGAAGTTGGTGTTAGCCTAATCGCACTAGGTATTGTGCTAGAAGTATTATTCAAAGGCGCAGTACCTTTTTGGTCAGACATCAGTGTCATTGAGAATGTTACAGGCATTATCAAAGGACTATCAGCAGAAGGCCTAGTAGGTCTAGTTGCTGTTTGGGTGTTATACCACATCTACAAAAGTAAGTAATAGTTTAGATATCTAGACTCTATTAGAGAGGGCGGCATAGTGTCGCCCTCTTTTTTGTGATAAGTACTTTTATATAGGAGGTTTTGATGCGTGATGAATATTTTGTCCCCATGAACGAGCTAATCGTACACACACGCACAGAGACAGGATATGAATTACCAGTGGATATAGAAGTATACGTAAGTGCACTTCTTGCAAGTTTCATCGATAAACCAAACTTTTTACCAGAACAGAGTTTCGCAGAAGCGTACTCAGTTTTGGACAGACGAGATTATACCAGTGCTAAACAACTGGGAGATACGTGTTTATTTCTTAGTGGAGTTTTTCCTAAGTATGGAAAACGCTATGGATTAAATAAAAGATACTATCGTGAGATAGGATCGAGCAGCTATGATATTGCTAGTAGCATGTTACACCAACATGTTTTTCATATGCTAGCACGACATTTTGATTTCGTAGCAGAGTATATCAATCTAAGCACAAATGCTAGAACAGATATAAGGATTTTAAATGAGTCGTAGTTTAGACGGTGTTCTCATAAAACGTGCAAACCAAAAGCAAATGTTCACACATGAGCAGGTGCAGGAGTTTGCTGCCTGTGCACATCCAGATACAGGCGTGTTTTACTTCATGGAGAACTATTTTACAATTCAGCACCCTGTAAAGGGGCAAATGAAGTATCAGCCTTACGAGTATCAACAAAAGCTACTAGAGACATACCATGGGTATAGATTCAACGTAAACATGTTGCCTAGACAAACAGGCAAAACAACTACCGCGGCAGGCTATCTGTTATGGCGTGCTATGTTTGTTCCTGATAGTATAATCTTAATTGCTGCACACAAGTACAGTGGCGCACAGGAAATTATGAGCCGCATACGTTATGCGTATGAACTTTGTCCGGATCACATACGAGCAGGCGTTACAAGTTACAACAAAGGTAGCATTGAATTTGAAAACGGATCACGTATTTTAAGCCAAGCAACAACAGAAAATACAGGACGTGGTTTGAGTATTAGTTTATTGTACTGTGATGAGTTTGCATTTGTGCGTCCAAGTATAGCAAAAGAGTTCTGGACTAGTATTTCACCTACTCTAGCAACTGGTGGTGCTGCTATTATTACTAGTACACCTAATAGCGACGAAGATCAATTTGCTGAAATTTGGAGACTAGCCAATAAGTGTTTTGATGCAAACGGCAATGAAACAGACGTAGGTATAAATGGCTTTAAATCATATCGTGCTTATTGGCAAGAGCATCCTGATAGAGATGAAAAGTGGAAAGAAGACGAACTAGGACGTATTGGTGAGGAACGTTTTAGGCGTGAACACGAATGTGAATTCATTATCAATGATGAAACACTTATAGATAGTTTGTATCTTACAAGCATGCGAGGCGAAGAACCTTTGTTCAAACAAGGCATGGTACGTTGGTATCGTAAGCCTAGCAAAGATAGATTGTACATTGTAGCACTTGATCCCAGCTTAGGAACTGGTGGAGATCCTGCTGCCATACAAGTGTTTGAAGCACCTAGCATGATACAGGTAGCAGAATGGTGCCACAATAAAACACCTATTCCACAACAGATAAAGATACTAACGAGTATCTGCGAATATATTAGAGAAGAAACAGCAAACGAAAATAGCGTTTACTATAGTGTAGAAAACAATACACTAGGAGAAGCAGCACTTATTAGTATTGCGGATATTGGTGAAGAGAATATACCTGGTATATTCCTAAGCGAATCAAAAGCACATGGTAATGCTAGACGTTTCCGAAAAGGGTTTAACACAACACAACGTACCAAACTTAGCAGTTGTGCCAAACTAAAAACACTTGTTGAGACTGATAAAATCACACTAAACAGTAAGATGTTAATTAGTGAACTTAAAAACTTTATTGCAAATGGCAGTAGTTATGCTGCAAAGATCGGTGAAACAGACGATCTAGTTATGAGTACAATACTTGCTCTACGTATGGCAAATCAATTAAAAACATACGTACCTGAGCTTGATAATCAAATAAGGGACAGTAATGACTTCACAAGGGAGCCTATGCCTTTTGTGCTAGTTTAATAAATACAGTATGAGCGCTTTATCACAAGATTTGCACGAAAGACTACGTGGAAGATTCAATAGTCTAACAATGGGCAGGGACGACGGTGCCAAAACACTAGTTCCTAACGAAGCAGTGTTCTTTGAGTTTGGTTTTAAAGAAGGTGTTAATGACTACGGTAGTGTAGTTGTTAGTATTCTTGATGAGGGATCACTTAAAGTTTATTTCAAAAATGATATTGTTGAAGAAGCAGACGAAGCTGCCAAAGATAAATGGTATGACTTTCTCAAGGATCTTAGATTTTTTAGCGCACAAAACATGTTAAATTACGAAACTAAGAACGTAACAAAGTCTAGATTGGACAAAGCAGATTTTGATTTCTTAGTAGGACAAAGTAACGCCAAGGATAACGTTGCCATGGAAAGCAAACTATACGGAAGCAGTCAACGCAGCTATGCAGACCTTAACGGTGCAAAGTTGATTGTACAACACAACAGAGCTGTAGACGAAGAGAAGATGGGAAGTCGCAGTAGAGATATTAGAGCCATCTACATTGAGAACAGTTTAGGAGAACGGTTCCGTTTTGAGAACAACTACCTACCAGGGGCTAGAGCAATGGCTCGCCACATTAGTAATGGTGGTTATCAAAATGATGAATATGGTGAACACATTTCAGAGATTATGGCAGAAATGAGTGAACTTAAGAGCTTTGTCCGCGGTGTAAAAAGAGATGACTATGTTACTGAAGATAGCCAAGAGATCATTGACCTTGCAACTGATCGTTACTATGGCCTAAAGAGTACACTAGAAAGCATCAGTAAACAAAAGGGTTATGTAGACTACTTTGAAAACTATGAGCCTCAAGAAATTGAAGTTGATGAGAATGACATCGATGATCTACGCACAAAACTTACACGTGAAGTATTTGATGACAGATTAGAAAGCAGCCTAGGCGCAGTAGGAAGAGCAATGAAATTAAGCGAAAAGAAATCTGGCGAGTTCTTTGACTTTGGCAAATGGTCTAGAAGTGCAAAGAGTGCAGGAGCTGAAATTGAAGGTGACGTAACTGGCGCACGAGCAATGAAAGACGGCGTAGAGATTGGCTCATGGAGTCAAGACGCCGAAGACCTAGAAGGTCCAAAGATGGGCAGTGATATCAAAGAACCTGGTTATGGCGAAATCAATATGGGCGCCGGCGACCGCGGTGAAGGCGATGCAAGAACATTTGAATTACCCGCAAGCCTAGAACTTATGTCAGGAACACCAAGTTGGAAGGGCATGCAGTTCAAAGACAAGAACGCAATGCTAGCAGGTATCCTTAGAGATATTGCTGATCGTGCACAAGACGATGAAGTTAGTGTGTTCGCAGCAGACATGGCTACTAAAGTAGCTAGTGAAGGTGAATCATTTGGCGTTAGAATGAGCGACGAAGGTTACAAAGACAACAAGAAGCTAGCAATACAACTTGCTAATATGGCAATTAAGCAAGCACAAAACGAGTCAGTTGAAGAAGGTTCAGGCGACGCTCCAATTAACAAAATGTCAGATGAAGATCTAGCAGACTACATTGGTGTAAGCGTAGAAGAAGTTAAAGCAGACCGCGACCAAGCAGAACTTATTGCACAGAATATGGAAGAATCAGCTGATCCATATATGGCTGAATACGAACAATCAATGAATGATATTGTTGAGAAGAAAGAAGAAAAGCCAGATTACCTGGACTTTGATGGCGACGGTGACAAAGATGAGCCAATGAAGAAGGCACTTGCAGACAAAAAGAAAATGGAAGATAACGAGTATGGATTCCAAAGCTGGGCAGATGAGGAACAAGGTTCCGAGCAACAAGAAGAAAATCCAGTTTACCAATCAATTCTTAGAAGAATCTTAAGTCAACATACTAGTGTAATTAGCTCAGCTGGCCCTGAGGCAGTAATGGACGCAATCCAAGATGTAGCAGATAGTGTTGGCGATGTTGAAGAAATTGGCAGTAGCGACGTAAGTATTTGGACTAATGAAGTTTTACAGCAACTACAAGGCGGCTACGGCGAAAGCTCAGAAGTTGAAGTAGAAGTTGACGAAGGTCGTATGTCAGACGTACAACTAGAGATTACACAGATGATCGACGATGGCGAAAGCGACGAAGACATTATGGCAGCATTTCCAGGTCTAGTAAGCAAACAGCAACTAAAAAGTATGAGAGCAGAAGAAATGGATAGGCCCGCTGAATATGATGAAAGCATTGATTGGCTAAAGAAAGCAGCAGGCATAGGGTCAAACACAAAAAGTAACTTTGGCATTCGAGAAGGTGAGCAAGGATATCAAAAAAGTCTAAGAGATGAGATCGGCAAATACCTAGAAGGCCTAAAATAATCACCCCCCGGTGATAAACCCACCCAAGAGAGACCCTCAGACTTCAGTTTGAGGGTTTCTTTTTTTGTCAAAAAAACCTAAAATATTTTATTGACAGTATAAATACAAATGTCATATACTGTATACATGTTGTTAAGCAGTGTATGTCTTAGGCAACAAATAGGCTAAAACATAGGCAAAGGAGAATAGGCATTATGGCATCTTTAGCAGAAATCCGTGCAAAACTAAAAGCACAAGAGACACGTTCAGAACGTGTAGGCGGCGGCGACAACGCAATCTTCCCACATTGGAATATCCCAGAAGGTTCAACGGCAGTTATTCGTTTCCTTCCAGATCAGGATGAATCAAACACTTTCTTTTGGATGGAAAGGCTTATGATTCGTCTACCCTTTAATGGTGTAAAGGGTGACCATTCTAATCAAGTTACAGTTCAAGTTCCATGCGTTGAGATGTGGAATGATACTTGCCCAGTACTAAGTGAAGTACGTGGCTGGTTTAAGGACTCAAGTCTTGAGGAGATGGGTCGCAAATACTGGAAGAAGCGCAGTTACATTTTCCAGGGCTTCGTAACAGAAAATCCTCTCGCAGAGGATGTTGAGCCTGAGAATCCAATCCGTAGGTTTGTCATCTCACCAAGTATCTTTAATCTTATTAAGGATGCACTTATGGATCCTGATATCCAGGAACTTCCAACAGACTATGATGCAGGACTTGATTTCCGCATCACAAAGACAACCAAGGGACAGTACGCTGACTATTCCACAAGTAAGTGGGCTCGTAAGGAGACTGCACTAACAGAGGCACAGAAGGCAGCTATTGATTCCTTTGGCTTGCACAACCTAAGCGACTTCCTACCTAAGCGTCCGACTGAGGTAGAACTAAACGCTATCAAGGAGATGTTTGAAGCATCAGTTGATGGCGAGGCTTATGATGTTGAGCGTTTTGGACAGTATTATCGTCCATATGGTGTTGATGCTCCAGCAGGTTCCTATAAAACGTCTGACACTCCTGCGGCAGCACCAAAGCCAGCGCCAGCACCACAGGCCACTGAAACAGCAGCAGCACCTGAACCAGAGGCTGCTCCAGAACCTGCTCCAGTAGCAGAAGCGCCAGCAGGCGATAGCGGTGGTAAGAGTGCGGAAGACATTCTTGCAATGATCCGTTCAAGACAGAAGTCTTGATTAAATAAGGGGGAGAGCGCAATGCTCTCCCCACATTCTTCAGGAGTAAACTAATGAATTTAAAGTTGGTATTTGAAAATACTAACGATTCTATCGATTTAATTGACACTAATCGAGAACTAGTAAATCACTATGTAGACTCTGTAAATAAAACCAACACTAATAAGTTTACTATTGACAACACTAAGTTACTTGACAATGTAAAATATTTGCAGGAATGCTTAGTTGATGTTGATAGTTTTTTTGTCACCAAGTTAAAGAACACTTCCTTTAGTAAATTTCTAAACATAGATTTATACAATCAGAGCATTCTCAATAATCTACACATGGTATGGGTAAAATTGCTTATAGAATACAAGTACATACCAACTTTGCTCTCACGGACTGATAGTAAATTACTTAAAAAATTTAATGACATTAACGTTACAATACATTACTTAGAGACTATAAGTTTCAAGATAAAAAACTTTGATACATACGAAATGTGGTTTTGCGACAATATTTTTGGTAATAATATCATTGATTTTAACCAATACAATGTAAGTATTAAGTTTAATAATTTAGGAAGAAGTACCTATAATAAATGGCAAATATATGACCAAAATGTCCTGGATAGTGACACTAATGACTTTAGTTTACTAAGTGGAGAGTTAATATTAACGACTACTAGACCATATACTCATGAAGCGCCTAAAGAATATACCAAATGGTGTAAAGCAAATGGTGCTACTATAATTGGAGATACAATTGGTTTAGGAAATTTTAAACAATCAGTGGATCAAGTCCAAAGCATTTTATATAGGAATATTAAACTTGAAAGCAATTCGATCACTATTAAAGTTTAGACCTTCGTCTGATTATATTAGAAATGACACAGGATTGCCATGGCTTAGACTTAATATAGACGTTCCTGTATCTGATATTAGAACAGAATATGAACAAAATGCAAATTTTTTGGTTCCTCATAGATCACAGGATTCATTTGCTAACATGTCGCATAAAGGTTGGAATAGTGCAGTATTATATGGTGTAGATACTCATGTTACTACAGCCAGTAACCTTCCTCATGATTGGACTAGTCTTTCGTATAAATGTCAAAAAACGACACATTGGATAAAAGACAACTTTATAATAAATGAGAAAACTGGGAGAATTAGGTTTATGCTGCTTGAACCAGGCGGCTATATTCTCCCCCACGCAGATAGATCACAACGAGGATTAAGAGAAATAAATGTAGCAATTACCCAACCTCAAGGTTGTTGTTTTAGATTTTTAGATAGAGGAACAATACCTTTTGAAGTTGGCAGTGCTTTTATAATAGATACTAGTAACAGACATACAGTATGGAATAACAGTGATGAATATAGATTGCATATAATATTGCATACCCAGATAAGTGATAAAATTTTAGAGGATAGTTATGCGGACAGCTTTTATAGTACATGATTGTGATAATGAAAGTCTGTTAAGATTTACGCAAACAAAACTCTTGTTTGATGCCAAAAATCAAGGTATAGATTTTGTAGATCATATTGTTACTGTTCCTGACTATAATAATGCAGAAAAATTAGCAGGTAGTAATGATGTAATTTTAGAAACTGGAGATTTTCTAACCACTAGTTTTCGTCTTCACAATTATACCAAATATGCAAAAGATAGTGAATTTGTCATTAAGTTTGACAAACAAATACCAGTCGACTTTAAACGTAGGTATTATCAACCAGGATCTAAACAACTTTACATCATTGAAAATCTTTTGAAGATTTGCATCCGTAGTAATAAATTGGTGTATTTGGATAATAACGAATCACCTGTAAATCATACCTATAATGCTGATCATCTTTATGGTCTAGCAAGTGGTTGGAAAACAGCTCTTTATGCGTTGCAGGGAGATTTCAAAACAGTTACAGTATATGATTATTGTGATAGACAATTAGAGTTTGCTGAATATCTACACAGTCAACCAGAGTTACCTAAAACTGTTAACGTGGCAGAACCCACATCTGGAGTTTACAAACCGCCACTATCTCTATATGAAAATTGGTCAACTTGGCACAAGATGAAAGTTGATTTCCAAAAGATAGATTTATATAACGCACCTGTCTTTCCGGATAATAGTTTAATATGGATAAGCAATGCATTTAGATACGAACCGACAATCTTTACTAGAGGATATGAGGCAACAGTTCAAGCAAAAAATAATTTGCAAGAACTTAATAAGAATAGTATAATAACAATTAATTAAGGCAAGGAAATTATTATGGCAAAACCTTTCGACGTAAGCAAGTTCCGTAAGGATATTACAAAAAGTATTGATGGACTCAGTGTTGGGTTTCATGATCCAACTGACTGGATCAGCACAGGTAACTATGCACTAAACTATCTT